TTGTTTCAGGTTTAAAATTATCAGTTATGAATTTGTGTAAATCTTTTTCATTTCTACTACCAGATAGTTCTTGTATTCTCTTTCCATTCTCATGAATAATAACATTAGGAAACCCAGATACAGTATGTTCGGTGGGTATTTTTTTCATAACAGTAAGTTCCATTTTTGCAATAGGTATATTGTATTGTGAAACAACCTTCGTCCAAATAGGCATATAACTATGACAATGCCCGCAGTAATTCCAGTAATATAAACAAATTGATTTTTTAGATTTGACAAAATTCAAGAATTCATCTGTTGTATGAATCTCTTTAATTGACATATTCTAATTTTTAAATATATAAAAATAATATAGATAGAATGACTGAATATAACCCATATATCGAATCTTGTAAAATTTCAACGAAAAATATGTCAACTTTAGCAATGCAAGAAAGAGATTTCTTCCATTATAACTTTTACAATAGTTTTAATTTGGCACAATCTCATGATTTTTCAAAATGCAATAATGGAAAAGATTCTTTAGAAGCTGAAGAAAGGTTAGTTAGACAACATAATCTACTTAAAGGTTCCAAAATTACAAACAAAAATTGTCACTATATTCCTTTCAATTCACCAAAAGATGAATGGAATAAGCAATTCCCAATTAATGACCTTAATTTGGGTCAAAAAATGTTCAATATTCAAACCAAAAGAAGATTTAATTAAAAATAAATTTGTGTAAAATAATAAAAAAAATGATAGCATATTTGATAACCACGATATAAAATGACATTTACAAAACTATCTTTTGATGAAGTTCGTGCACTACCAATTGCTGAAAAAATCGAATATATGAGAAAAGTTAACTTGTATCGTCAAAAAAGATACAGGGAGAATAACAAAGAAAAGCTCAAAGAAAATAGCAAAAAATATGCCAAAAAGTATAAAGAAAGAAACTATAACAAATGTAAGGAAAATGCAAAGAAAAACAGTAAAAAATACAGGGACAAAATGCGGCAGTATAGATTGGATTTGCAAAATGAAAATCGAAATGAATTCAATCTAGCAAGAAGCCAAAGCATTTAAATGATCAAAATCAAAAATACAAAAACAATATAAAGCATATGGATAACAATTTCATATGTTTTATTTATGTACTTTTGAATTCATAAAAAATTGTAATAGATATATAGTTATGGAGAACGTTGTTATATCTACAGTATCGAGTTTATTGGTACAATTGGTTATAGGGTTTTTTTGTATTTACGGGCTTTCATTTGAACTTGACAAAAGTCAAATTGTATTACGAGAGCTTCTTATTGTAGAGACAATTGTACAATCTATCGAATTTATATTTTACCTTTTTATTCTATATGTAATTTTAACCAGTGGCTTAGCAAATGTTACATCTATTAGGTATTTTGATTGGTTTCTAACAACACCAATGATGTTAATTTCGATTGTTGTATATCTTGTATTCAAAACAAAAAATAGTGAAACAAACGAGCAAATAAGTATGATAAGTATTGTCGAGAAATATTGGAATGACTTATCGTTTATTTTAATATGCAATTCATTGATGCTTATATTTGGATATCTGGGTGAAACAAATGTGATAAATATATATTATGCTTCCATAATTGGCTTTATATTTTTCTTTGCGGCATTTTATAGAATTTATTCAAAGTTCGTACAGGGTACAATATTTGAAAAAGAGTTCTTTTTAATATTCGGGATATGGTCGCTTTATGGTGTTGCTGCTTTATTAGAACCTGTTTATAAAAATAATATGTACAATACTTTGGACATATTTTCAAAAAATATAATGGGTTTATTTTTATATTATCAGGTTCGTAAAGCAAGTTCACAATAATGGGTTTGTTTATATTTTGGATATAAAGAAACAATTATTTTTTTTATATAAAACAATGATGTATATAAATAGTATTGAATCATGAAGGTTGAAAAAAGATGTGGTGAAACAGAAGAAGTAAGTTTCGACAAAGTCCTCAACAGGTTGAAGAAGATATCTGGTGATATTCAAATTGACACTTCTGAAATTGCTCAAAAAGTATGTTCACGTATTTACGACGGTGTAAAAACAACAGAACTTGACGAATTGGCTGCATATTTGTGCAGCAGTATGTCGATTGAAAACCCCGAATATGGCATTCTAGCATCACGTATTATTGTATCGAATCATCATAAGAATACGTCACCTTCTTTTAGTGAAACCATAAACATATTATATAATACAAAAGATGTGCATGGAAACCATTCTTCATCAGTATCTGTAGATGTGTTTAACATTGTTCAAAAATATACTGAAAAATTGAACTCATATATCGATTATTCCAGAGACTATTTGTTTGATTATTTTGGTTTCAAAACCCTTGAACGTTCTTATCTTATCAGGGTGAATAAAAAAATTGTGGAAAGACCACAACATATGTGGATGCGTGTGGCGATTGGTATTCACGGAGACGATATCAAAGAAATCCTACAGACGTATGATTTGATGAGTAAGAAATACTTTACACACGCCACACCCACATTGTTCAATGCTGGAACCAATAGGCCACAGTTGAGCAGTTGTTTCTTATCAAGCATGAATGACGATAGTGTAGTCGGTATTTATGAATCATTAAAAGAAATGGCACTTATTTCTAAATATGCAGGTGGTATTGGAATCCATATTCACCAAATTAGAGGGAAAGGAAGTCATATTCGTGGCACTAATGGTATTTCAAATGGTATTATTCCTATGCTGAGAGTTTTCAATAATACATCGAGGTATATTGATCAGGCTGGTAAAAGACAAGGAAGCATCGCAGTATATTTAGAGCCATGGCATACTGATGTGGAAGCATTTTTGGAACTTAAGAAAAATCACGGCAATGAAGAAGATAGGTGTCGTGATTTGTTCTTAGCTCTATGGGTACCTGATTTATTTATGGAGAGAGTCAAAAATGACATGAAATGGTCTCTCATGTGTCCTGATGAATGTCGTGGACTAAGTGATGTATGTGGCGACGAGTTCAAAGAACTGTATGAGAAATACGAAAAAGAAGGTAAATTCACAAAACAAATGAATGCACAAGAACTGTGGTTTAAAATTCTAGAGGCTCAAATCGAACAAGGAGTACCATATATTCTTTATAAAGATGCGGCAAATAAGAAAAGCAACCAACAGAATCTTGGAACCATTAAATCAAGTAATCTTTGTGCCGAAATCATCATATATTCTTCTCCTGAAGAGACAGGTGTATGCAATCTTGCATCTATCTGTATTGCATCATTTGTTGAAAAAAAAGAAAATGGCGAGGTATATTACAACTTTGAGAAACTGCACGAAACTGTGAAGGTAATAACCAAAAATTTGAACAAAGTAATTGATAGAAATTTTTATCCTATCGAAAAGGCAAGAGTTTCAAATTTGAAACACCGCCCGATTGGCATTGGAGTTCAAGGTCTAGCAGACGTTTTTGTTCAATTCAAGTTTCCTTATGAAAGTGTTGAAGCAAAACAATTAAATAAGGATATTTTTGAAACTATTTATCACAGTGCTGTAGAAGGATCTATGGAGATATCAAAGAAACGTGCAACTGTTATTAAACAAATGATTGCTGAAAACGATCCTAATATTACAAAATACGTAAATGAATTTGAGAAAGACATTATTCACAGTAAATATGTAGGTGCTTACAGTTCATTTGAAGGAAGTCCAATGTCATTTGGAAAATTCCAATTTGATCTATGGGATAAACAACCTTCCAATAGATATGATTGGGATAAATTGAGGGAGAATATTATGGAACATGGGTTGAGAAACAGTCTACTTGTATCACCAATGCCAACTGCTTCTACATCGCAAATCATGGGCTTCAATGAAAGTTTCGAACCCTTTACAAATAATATTTTTCAACGTAAAACATTGAGTGGTGAATTCATAGTAATCAATAAATATCTTGTGAAAGATTTAATAGATCTAGGACTATGGAATAAAGAAATGAAGGACATCATTATTTTCAACAATGGAAGTATTCAAAACATTGATAACATACCAGATAATATCAAGCAAATTTATAAAACAACATGGGAAATCAAACAAAAAAATATTATTGATATGTCAGCTGACAGGGGTATGTATATCTGTCAAACACAGAGTTTGAATATTTTCATGGAAGAACCTGACTTTCAAAAGCTATCTAGTATGCATTTCTATTCTTGGGCATCGGGTTTGAAGACAGGATCTTATTATTTGAGGACTAGACCTAGAGCTCAAACTCAACAATTTACGATTGATCCAGAATTTGTTAGAAAAAATAACAAAAAGAAATGTATTGAGCAAAATGATGGCACATGCATGCTTTGCTCTTCTTAAAAAATATGTTAAAAATATCATAAAAATATTTTGATATAAAAATATATACATATAATATAATAACAATGCAGTCAGAAGTTCTTTTGAGAGATGAAGAAGATAGGCTTACAATATTTCCAATCAAGTATGAAAACATATGGGAGATGTATAAAAAAGCTGTAAGTTCTTTCTGGAGTGTCGAAGAAATTGACCTTAGCAAAGATATTGATCACTTTAACAAACTAAGTGAAAATGAAAGGAATTTCATTAAAAATATCTTGGCTTTTTTCAGTTCAAGTGATACTATTGTAAATATTAATCTAGGAGAGAGATTTTTGAATGAGGTAAAACCACTTGAGGCAAAATTCTTTTATGCTTTTCAAATGGCAATTGAGAACATTCATTCAGAGACATATTCACTTCTGATTGATACTTATTTCAAAGATCCTGTAGAAAAAGACACGTGTTTTAATGCTATTCAATGTATTCCGTGTATCAAAAAGAAAGCAGATTGGTGTTTCAAGTGGATTAATGACGAAGACTCACTGTTCTCACAGAGATTGATTGCTTTCGCTGTTGTTGAAGGTGTTTTCTTCAGTGGAGCATTCTGTAGCATTTTTTGGCTCAAAGAAAGAGGTCTCATGCCTGGACTAGCATTTTCAAATGAGCTTATTAGTAGAGATGAAGGAATGCATGTAGAATTTGCTGTATTACTTTATTCTATGATTCAAGACAGATTGCCTGAAGAAACTGTGCACAAAATCTTTAGAGAGGCTGTTGAAGTAGAAAAGGCATTTATCATAGAAAGTATTCCATGTTCAATGCTTGGTATGAATTCACTACTTATGGAAACATATATTGAATTTGTCGCAGACAGGTTGTTGTCACAATTGAATTATTCAAAGATCTGGAATTCGAATAATCCATTTCCTTTTATGGAACGTATTTCCATTGAAACAAAATCAAACTTCTTTGAAAGTCGAGTTTCTCAGTATAGTAAAGCAAATGTAGGTAGTAAACAATCTCATGCTGAAATTAGAAAATTCACAATTGATGCCGATTTTTAATTTCCTTAATTTTTATATATTATTATATTAGGAAGATATGTTCGATCAATTACAAAATGCTTTTGGACAAGCAATGAATGAAATACAAAAGGATAATTCTAGTCAAAATGGAGGTGCAAGCAAAGTTGCTAAAAAAAGAGAAAAACTCAATAAAATGACTTGTGATCAATTAAGAGAAAAAGCTAGAAAACTTAAATTAGCTGTAACTAAAAAGAAAGATGGAAAGATAGTTAATATCAAAAAAGCATCTCTTGTTGCCAAAATACTAAAACACATGGTTGACCACAAAATGGTATAAATAATTAAATAATTTTTTTCAACGTTTCAAAACTTATAAATGGTTTATGAATCTTTAATCAATTCTTTTATTTTTGTCAGAACTTTATTATATTTCTCATTATCTGTTTTATTGTATATTATAAAAAGTTTATTCCGTATATGATCGTATTTTTCAACATCCTTTATTTCATTTAATAGTTTTATTTCATTATTGTCACAATACATTAGTAAAACCTCTGTATTATCTTTCATTAGATTATTTGAAAGCAAACCTATATCTTTTTCTTTCCATGAATTCTCTTCTAAAACCTGACATTTGTTATCAATTGTATATTTTATGTTTTTGTTTTCTGGAAAGTCTTTGTCAAAATGTTTCTTTTTAATATACATAGGAACAGTATTTATACCAGATGTAAGCATTTTTATTATTTCTTCATGTGATATATGATCTATTCTTTCAGATCCAAAGTTGTTGATTATAAAATTGTTCTGAATATTGTTCTGAATATTATTGTTATTTGTAATGTTTTGGATATTTGGTATTCGTGCGTGTAATATACTTCTTGCTTTGCATTTACCAGCCTTAATATGTCTTGATTTAGCCTGTTTTGTCGTAAAAGAAATCATACATTTAGGACAAGTAAGACTATCTACTTTGTTACAACTTTTCTCATGATTAAATAAATATTTCAATGTTTTATAGGTTTTGTTACATTTTTCACACTGTAAATTATTTGGGCTGACTTTTTCTTCATTTGGGCTGACTTTTTGTTCATTTGGGTTGACTTTTTCTTCATTTGGGTTGACTTTTTCTTCATTTGGGTTGACTTTTTCTTCATTTGGGTTGACTTTTTCTTCATTTTCTGAAAGTTGTTGTTTTTCTAACATTTCGTGTTTATGCTTAGCATTTTGATGTCTTTTCAAATTACATTTAACGTCTGTTATATAATCACAGAAGTCACATTTAGTGATAAAAAACGGCATACCTATCAATTGTATTATATTATGATCATAATTTATTTATCTTTTTATATGAATTTTACACCACAAAAAAAAGATAAATTTACCTCTCTCTCTCCCTATCCCTTTCTAGACTTGTGAAAAAACAGTGTTTTTTCTTGTTTATGAATCTTTAATCAATTCTTTTATTTTTGTCAGAACTTTATTATATTTCTCATTATCTGTTTTATTGTATATTATAAAAAGTTTATTTCGTATATGATCATATTTTTCAACATCTTTGATTTCATTTAATAGTTTTATTTCATTATTGTCACAATACATCAATAACACCTCGGTATTATCTTTCATTAGATTATTCGAAAGTAAATTAATATCTTTTTCTTTCCACGAATTCTCTTCTAAAACCTGACATTTGTTATCAATTGTATATTTTATGTTTTTGTTTTCTGGAAAGTCTTTGTCAAAATGTTTCTTTTTAATATACATAGGAACAGTATTTATACCAGATTTAAGCATTTTTATTATTTCTTCATGTGATATGTGATCTATTCTTTCAGATCCAAAGTTGTTGATTATAAAATTGTTCTGAATATTATTCTGAATATTATTGTTATTTGTAATGTTTTGGATATTTGGTGTTCGAGCGTGTAATATACTTCTTGCTTTGCATTTACCTGCTTTAATATGTCTATTTCTATTGTTTCTATGTGTAAAAGATATCATACACCTTGGACAAGTTAAATTATCAATTTTATTACAGTTTCTTTCATGTTCTTTCAAATATTTTTTAGTTTTATAAGTTTTGTTACAAGTTTCACAGACGTAAATTTTTGGGATGTCATTTTCTTGTTTTGGGATGTCATTTTCTTCTTTTGGGATGTCATTTTCTTCTTTTGGGATGTCATTTTCTTCTTTTGGGATGTCATTTTCTTCATTTTGGATGTCTTTTTGTACGTTTTGAGAAATTTGTTGTTTTTTTAATTTTTGACAATGTTTGTTATTGACATGTCGTTGTAAATTAAACTTTCTGTCAGTAATGTAATTGCAAATTGAGCAACTAAATATCATTATATACAAAAATTTCTCTTTTTATTACTATAATAATATTATAATTTATTTCTTAAATACTCAATTTTGTGACGTAGAATACTCATTTTTACCCCCCCTCTCTCTCCCCCACCCTTCCTAGATTTTTGAAAAAAACATCATTCTTTTCCAGTTTTCATTTCATAGAAGAACTATTGAAAAATACTGGTGGTATTTTTATTATTACGAAAAAATAAAGAGAAGATGGTGTGCAAAATATCAAAAAATAATATTTAACAGCAGTAATTTTACAGTATTATGTTTTATGTTTGATAATAATACATAATAAAAATAATCATTTTTGTGCTATTTTACATCTCCAAGGCTTTAAAATCATTCATTTTGTATCCATATTGTTCATAATGTCATTTAATATTTTACAATTTATATAATTATTTTTATTTTTTATGCAAAAATATCAAAAATGAAAAATCCACACGAATCAAAACAAATTGAAACCCTATTTTTGTA